CAATTATCCTGTCTTTCATATTTCCTCCCGCTTCATCATTATCTGCAACAACTATAATGTTGTTGAAATATTTCTGAAGCAATTCTACTTGCGCCTTAGATACATTTGCCCCAAGGGTTGCTACTGCTGGGATGCCAACTTGATCTAGCCTAATAGCGTCAAATGATGACTCAACTATATAGACATTATCAGACGTCTTTACTCTATGCAAATTAAATAAAGTCTTTGCTTTTGGTAGACCTGGAGTATTTTTAAACTCCTTGCCCTCAACAGATCTTCCAACAAAACCTATAGGAATTCCTTCTGGACTATGAACTGGGACGGTAACCATGTCCTGCTTAATAGAGTATCCCAAAGAAAACTTTGACCAGGAATCTGTATTTATTTTCCTATACTTAAAATAGTTTTTTGCTCTATCGGAAACCAGTAAGCCGTTGTATAAGCGCTTTAAGACTACCTCGTCAAACGGAATGAATTCTGGCTTTGCGTATAGTTGTTTCTGTACTTCTGCTTCAAGGTTAGTTTCACCTTCTTTTGATTTTATAAATCTGGCTGCCTCAAAATATGATCTGCCAGACGAATGCATGACAACTTCAATAAGAGGTGCGGTCTTCTGACAAGAGAAACAGAAAAACAATCCATTCTCTTTGTGGACCTCTCCTGCTGGGGTGCGACTGTTATTATGGAAAGGGCAAAATATAATGTAGTTTAAATCTAAGTCAGATTCGACTTCAATGCCTGCGCCCGTGAGGACTCTTTTAATTTGTTCGGCGGTGTATAAATCACCTTGTGCCCGTCTATTCCATCTATCCATTCGCTCTGCTTTCTTCCTACGTATATTCCATGTACCGTGATTTCAAACTCAAAATACTTCTTCTTACTATTATAGTCTACCGTAAAATCTACTTCTATGTCAAGCCTTGGAACGTACCCTGTTAGTTTCATTTCTGATACCAGCAGTCTAACATACTCCTGTTTAAGTCTGGCTAGGGCTGACTCATCGTGAATAACCCCTGAGAGGTTAAATCGCTTGATGGGTTTATGATGTACGTTTGCCATACATTAATTATACCCATATGTTTACTTATCCTCAAAGTCTTTGTATCTGTAGTATCCCTTGTCAAAATCACACTGAACTAGGAAGTCCCCCATATATCCATTACGATTTTTACGAAAAGCACATTCAATAATGTCGCTGTTTGTAGCACGGCCAAGGGCAAGAACCCAGTCAGCATCGTAGGCAATTTGTCTAGACCAAGATGTTTGACCAAGTGTTGGAACGCTGTTTAGGTCGTTGGCATCATCAGGGGTAGCGGATGAAATTGCAATAATAGGAACTTCTTCTCCAATTGCCATTAGTTTAAGTTCTCGTGATAAGTTCTTCATTCTTACCGTTTCATTATCTGACTTCTGATTGGGAGCCATCAACTGAAGATAGTCAACAATTACAAAGTCTGGCTTGTATTGATCAATCTTTCCACGAAGAACTGATGGGTTAATTTCTCCACCACTATCATTTGATATAATATGAAACTCTGGCTTTCCCTGAAGATTCTTTGCATGCCACTCTTTAAGCATTTCAATCTCAATTTCGCCATTACTAATTTTTCTGTGTGACCAACGGCCCTCACCCATGATAGTAAACACACGGTTACGAACCTCTGTTTCACTCATTTCAAGACTGATGACCATTGGGCTACGACCCTGTTTCCAGGCCTGTACGGCGAAGTAGAGAGCCAACCAGGACTTTCCAATACCTGGGTATGCAAGGAAGACTCCCAACTGCCCTGGCATGATTCCAGAAGGCAGGTAATTATCAAAACCTGGAAGACCAGTCTTAATGCCTACATGTCCTAAAGCCTGCATCTTCTTTACACTTTCAAAGTATGCGACTGCAGACTCTAGGTCAGTAACATCAATATCACGGATTGCGGATGTATTCTTTTTTAATGCTGATGTAGATGTGATCAAAGAGTCTAGAGCCTCTGGACCATTACCAGACTGAACATCCGATGCTGCTGATCTTATTATATCTTTAAGGCTATCTGTTAAATATTCTGCACGTAACTCTTCTAGGTGGTGCTTTGTTGCACCAATCTCTTCTGTGGGGGAGAAGTCTCTAAATTTCTCAACAACCAAACTAACTGGAGGGGTAGAACCATTAGCCTCAAAGTACTTTCGGATAAATGTCCAAATGTCTCCGTGGGTTCTGAGAATTGAATCAATGTTGGCTTGAAGTAGAACATGGGCTTGTTTGTCTTTCAATACTGCAGAAATCAATTTTGACTCTGTATTACTCACTTAGCCACTCCTTTGCTTTTGCCCTGCGCTCTAGTCGTTCCTTGTCGTCTTTTTTCTTATCTAGTCTTGCTTGTAATATTTTCTCTGCATTGTATGCAAAGTAATTCCAAGAAGGAGAGGAAGCAACACTAAAATAGTACTCAAGTAAATCATAGCATTCCCCTATTCCGTAGGACTCTACGAGTGCGTCGGAAGCCCATTGTTCAACGTTTAAATTCAGTGATGGCTTTGACTCGTACCTTGCTGTGTGATACTTACTGTATCTTGAAAGCAAAGCCATTCGGTCTTTGCGTTCGGCCATTACTCGTTTATTTCAGACTTTGCTTCGTTAATTTTAGTAGTCAGTTTGTCTTCAACAAACTTATAAACACGCTCAAAGGCTTGGTCAACTGTTTCTCCATTTTTGCGATTGTCAACAACCCCAAGATCCAGTCTAAGCGACTGAAAATTTCCCAGGTTAAGCGTGTATCCTAATGTTACAGATACCTTAGTTTCTTCGTTATTCATCCTATACCCCTTAATTAATTGATTCGTTCCAAATTGGAATAAATCGTCCATCTTCAGTTTTCGTATATTTAAGTATACCATCCCCCATTCGCCTTGTCAATTCAGCCTTTGTGGGTGTTATATCGTTTGTTATTAAATTATCTTTTCTTGGTCTACCAATGTGGTGTGTAGCAAGTATATCACGAATCTCTCTTACTTGGGATTCTGAGTAATAGGATCTTACTTGCCATCCCCTGTCCCCGCCTTTCTGTGACCCCGTAGGGAATGGAATGACTCCTCGTTTCATTAATGATGGCATATATTTTTTATGACGATTAACTAAATCAGCAGTCTGGCCTACAGTATATGCTCGTTCTCTTTTATTTTTAAAATCACTAATTAAACAACTTTCGATTTGATCTTTTGTAATATTATAAACAGACATAATGCCATTGGATTGGTTGTAATGATATATGCGAACAAGGTCTTTATTTAAAAACCAAACTTTTTTATTGCCAGGAATTACAGGGAGGAGATTGTAGCCTTCGACCTCTGTAGTTCCTTTTTTAGTAGCCATCTTCCCTCTTCCGAACTATTAGGTGGATTAAAAAACCTTCTAGATCCACAGAGCATGCAATATGATTCGAGATGCATTGGAGATGAATATATCCTGTCTAAGAACATTCTTCCTTTGCATTTTAAGCATCTCAGCATTAATTTGGTATGCCGATGATAATAAGATTAACTCCAGCAGTTACAATACCGCCTTTGTTAAATCGGACAGATCCCTCAACCTTGTTTGTAGATGGTGGTTTAATAACTACCGACATATCACGACCAGCATCGGTTCCTCCTGCATTCACAACAGTTGCAACAACTATTGGAGCATATTTAAAATCTGTTGAAAAGTCATATGAAAAATCTTTTTCTTCTGAAGCGGTTACAGATGTATTATTATTAATTGATACATATCCACCAATCATTCTTGCCTCTGAAGTTCTTACACTCTGTTTGCCAGCAGAGCCAGCATCAACAGTTACATACTTGTATGTTGAAGGAGAAATTGCAGATGCAAGATCATTAATAGCATTAGCCATCTGGTATACATATGTAACATCTAGCGGTTGACCACGCTCAGGTAGGGGTATTTTTGCCATACTTAATTATACCACTAGGCCAGTGATATAACTCCGCTTTCCCATAAAGTTGAATTTTCGAATCTTTGTTTTTGATAAGTCTCTTGCTGTACTGCAACCTGTACGGTAGTTTTTGCCTGTTTCTTTAAAGTTGCAAAATAAGATGATGACACAGTTGTAACAAAAGACCAGTCTGTATCTCCAGACCACTTGACATAAACATCAAACTTATCAGAAATTTTTCCACTTGAGTGGTCCCAAACCGCTATAACATTTGGACCAGAAACGGCAACATTAAAGTTCATGTTTGCTGGTTTTGCAACTATCATACTTCTTTGTGGAGACCAGTGCGATGATCTATTTCCATCAGAAGAAACTACTTTATATCTTATTGTATAAGAACTATTCTTTCCATCATATGCTGGTAGATCTTTTTTTTGGATTATAATATTCTTAATGCCTGAATCTGGATTTGCCATCATTGCACCTCTATAGCAAATCTAAATTCTATATACCCAGAGTAAGATGTCTGCTTTACGATTGGCTTTGAATCTACATTTTTAACAACAGAGTATCCAGTCAGTCCGTATAATGGATTAGATGTTGATTTATTATCTAAACGAAGACCGTCAAAAGATACGTAGTAGTCTGATGAAACAACGTAAACATTCTCTGAATTTTTTCTAAATACTGAGGCATAAGCCTTTACTAAGTTTACAGAGTTCCAAGAGAATGGGGTTAGACCAGAGTTATAGAATAGTTCTTGTAGTTGTTTTGTTACAACAAAATATCTATTTGAAGAAAGATCTATAGACATATCATCCGAGTCTATCTCCATTCTTGCTGTTTGTGTTCCATCTGTTGATGCAAACTCTAGAATAATTTTAAACTTTTCTGGATCTAATCCAGTTTCATTTTTATTAACAATTGAAAAGGCAAGTTTTAGTTCATCAACTGGCGAGTTTCTTGTAAGATCAATAGAGACTCCAGTGTATATCAAACACTTTGATGTTGCTGAGGCTGATAGCCTTGTACCAGTCTTTGTTATTGTTGCTGAATCTCCCCGCACCAAAACCGTTTCATTTAAAAATCTAGATCTTTCATTTCTTGCAATTCTAACGCTTGAGTTGAAAATAGTATTCTCTGCACTTGTTTTTATGACTGGACACTCAACAAGTGCTCCATTTGTGCCAACATTATAAGAACCTAAAATATTATTTGTTACAGCAGTTGTGGCTGTGTTTGTACTAAGTGGATCTAGAATTTGTGGAATTTCCGTAATCAGCCCAGAGCCAGTTCCTGGGGTATACAGTTTCCAATTTTCATTATTAGAAAATGAAAATAAAGACTTGCTGTCATAGGCTCCGTTTGCAGTGTTTGATCCAACAGAGAAAACTCCAACTTCTGATATCTCATATCGTGGAGTAGAGTCTAGTTCTGCAGTAAATACAATCTTAGAGACACCATTCTCTTTTACATATCCTCTTGATGTAATTGGAACTCTTTGCATTTCAAAGTCAAGACTAGTTTTATTGCTCATACTAGAGACCTCTTGATTTGTAAATGCGTGACCCGAATCAACTGGTCTTGGTCCACAGCCTATAGCAATATATGAGGCATAGGCTGGTGCCTGCCCTATAAGGTATTTTGCTAGTATGCTTTTGCCTGTGTTAGTTATCATATTTATCCCGCCCCATATATTGTAGCATTATACTTGGTCCCATTTACCTGAATTTCAACACGTACATTTTCGTCACTACCCAAATTGACAACATTGATGACTAGGTCTCCCGTAGCGCTATCAATATAGACAATGGCCCCATCTGGACCATTTCCGTTTTCTGGAACGTATTTTTCAAACTTTAAGGGGAAAGCATCAAATGTTGATTGAATTGTTCCTTGCATCGCAATCAGGTTTAGTGGGTTGTACTGAAAGAATATGCTACTTAAGTTCCTGATTGGAGAGTACAGGATATCTTGTCCATTTACCATGTCTGATCTTGATAGGCTTAGTAACTCTATCCCACCGATATCTTCAAATATTAGATCACTCATTACCTCAATTGGCATTGGGGCAGTGCCAAAAAGAACTAGGTCTGGCGTTGGTATCTTGACAGCACTTTGAGATGCTGCGCTGCTGGATGCAGGTGTAGTTGGTGTTGCTTCTACTGCCATTTTATATTTCCCCCAAGTATACTGTCATGTCTGGACCTGATACAGATCTAGTGTAGTCTATGCTATATACAACGTATCTTTTATTTTTTGAGTCTAAGACATCAATATCGTTATCTAAGTAATCGATCTTTACAATATCTCCTAGTTGCATTGTTGGTAATGAAAAGATCTTAAGTCCAATAGAGTTTCTGGGCTTCATAATTCTTTGCGTTAGCCAAGACATAAGAGAGTTTGCTTCGTCTGAAGATTGAACATATGGAACATCTAAAGAAAAATCTTTATTACCATGAAGCATTCTGCTTAACTTGATTCCTTCATATTGCTTCTTTACTTTAAACGGAGATGACACAAGACTTGAGCCAGTAAACTGTGGATCAGAAAAATCACTGCCCTTATTAAAAAATTCATCGACTGTCAACTTATTAGCACTTTGCTGCGTAAAGGTTACGCCCTGTATTCTTAAATAATTTCCACTTGATGAGTCCAAACTGATTGCGGTATCTGTTGCATTAAATACCATAAACTCTGCCCCATATGACCCAGCCCTAAATCCAGATACTGAATATGTTTTTAGTGAGTTAAAAGTTGGAGATAGTTTTGCGTATAGCGCTGGATAGGCCTTGTCATACTTAACGTTAAATGTTGCACACTCTCTCATAATTGTTCCAAACTCTTCAAAATATATATTATACTTTGGTGGCTGTGATGGATCAATGCCTGAAAGGTATGTGTTTTGAATCATACCGCTTAGAGCATATTTTTTAAATGATTCATGAACATCTACAGAGTCGTCTCCATATACAGACTGAACTGGTGTTTCAAGAATGTTGGAAGTGTTTTGACTATAGTTTGTTGTTAACGCATATATATTTTCAAACATTATCTTTGATGAACCACGGGTAAATAAAGCCATGTTGTTGTATGTTGGTAGTGGAGATGCATCATCAACAGTCTTTATTAGTACTCCGTTTATGTATAGGTAGAATCTTCTAATATTGCCAATGTCAATATATTCGACTGCAAGATCATAGACTGTTGGGTTTTGTTCAGATGCCATTCTGTATTGGCCAGTAAACAATCCATTGTCTACAATTATGCTGCCCAAGCCTTCCCAAAGTTTGATCGGAACCGCTTTGTTGCTAGAAGAATCTTTTTTTATCTTATAAAACATAATGTTGTTTACATTTGCTTTTGAATTAGAACTGATATTGTTTGATCCTAGTGCTATGATTTCAAAATAATATCCTACATTAGTTTCTGGGTTTAGCAAAACTGCAAGCCCTCCAGATCCTCCTGACACATTGATATTTTTATCTGGTGTAGTTCCTGGAACAACGTAGTATGTTGTATTTCCAACTGCTGACTGTGAGTTAGATAGACCGCTTTCAACCTTTCCAATAATTCTCATTCTTGTTCCAAAGTGTTTGAACTTATCTGTTAGTGGTTTTTTAACATAAGATAAAAAGTTAATTGGTGATTCTTGTGCAGAAAAACTTGGGCCAGATAGGACAAAAGCAGAAGACTGAACAGTTCCAGTCTGAGTTGCTCGTATTGAGTTGATTGTTTTTTCATCTACAAATGTTGTTGATAAGAAGTTTTTAATTATATTAGTTCTTCCACTTTTCTGAGCAGTGGCAGAGTTAACTCCTGCTGCTGCAATTACTCCCGTTGCTGTTCC